ACCAGTGGACTCACGGGTTTGTGGGTTGACAGCGTTACAAGCGCTGATCGTGAACACGTCACCAGCTTTGATGGTGGTAGTCACAGAGCCTTGCTCCAACAAAATGGTGGTAGCACCTTCGGCAGTAACGCCTGGGGTCTTTACCAATGTTGAAGCAGTCGCGCTACGTGAGCCAGTGGTGTGCTGCTTGATCGACTGAGACATGTTGATCTCGTCAAAGCCCAACACGCCAGTGCCCATCATGCCGTTCTTGAATTGCTTGCTGATAGTGTCTGTAGGATTGAACAGACCTTTCATGCCTTCAACCAAGCCAGCGTTAGCAGCAGGGTTCACGGTAGCGAAACGTGGGGACATCACAGCAGCGTTCTCGTTCAGCTTCTGCTGTGCTTGCAACAGCACCAAAGAAGTGGAAGGAGTGGTGCCAGGAGTGCCAACGGTGTTACCGATGGTTCTGTATGCGTTGGCAACGTCAGCGTCGATGCTGGAGGCCAACTGGCTAATACGAGGCTTCAACACACGCTCTGCAAAGTCGTCCAATTGCATCGTCAATTCAGCAGATGTAAAGTTGACGCCGATGTGCTTTTGGTTGTTCACAGTCAAAGTGGTGAACTGTTCGTTGTCGTCCTGAACTTGCAGGGCAGCACCGTCAGTTACCAGAGCGCGGTCGGGCAAACGGATACGCAGTGTGGAACCGATCTTCGCACCTTCAACAGCAAAGCTGTCGTCGTACTGACGGTTCACGTTACGGGTGAGCACCAGGTTGTTCTCGAGGATTTCGAGAGCTTTGCGGGTGATCATGTCAATGGTCAGAATACTGTTAGACATAATAGTCCTTTCAAAAAATTAGCGGTTGCGTTGCGCTTCCAACTTCTTAATCTGGCGTGCGCGTTCAGCTTCGATCCATTGGCCGGTTGTCATGGACTTGATTGACCGTGGGTCAGTCGTGTCATGGCTCGGCGAACCAGTTGAACGTGCAGTCACCGGGCTAATAGGTGCTGGCGCGTTTGAAGTTTTTTTGACCGGGGGATTGTCGCTTAACTTAGCTTCAATCTTTCCAATCTCTTTTGCCTGTGCAAGGGGCGTCATGCGGGAGATACGCTCGGCATCTTTAGGATTGGTTCCAAGGTAGTAAGCTAACTCGGGGCCAATGTCTGAAGACTGGATCGTTTCAGCCATCACGTTTGTAATTGGCAGCTTGGGGTTGTAGGCAACTTGGTCAAAGTCGTCGTACTTGTCCCGTGCTGATTCCTCACGCTCCTGATAGCTTTCGAGAATCTGCGACTGCTGCTTGGCAGCTTCACGCTTGGCAATCAGTTCTTCGGCTTTCTGGTAGGCCACTGCATCTGCATAGGCTTCAGGAGACTCAAACTGATCAGCGGATGCTGTCGGGGCAGCTCTCAAAACTTGCGTTTCCGCTTGTTTCTGTGCCTGATCTCTTTCCCATTTGCGCTGTTCTCTTGCGAGGCGCTTACCGATCATTGCGTCAATTTCAGCTTGCGTATAAGTTTTTTCCGCTTGCTGTTCTGTCTGCTCTGTCGATACTTCCGGCGAATTAACTTCGGGTTCAGGGGCAGCCGTTGCTTCCTGTTCCGGCGCGGGTGCTTCCGCTAAGATTTCATTGTCCATTTTGAATCCTGGGATTCCCTGGTCATCTGGGCCAGTACAGTTTTGCGAAATATATCACGGTTTGTCAGGCCATGTGTCGAAAACTCGGGCGTCTGCCACTGTTGAGGGCAGATCGCGCAATGTTTGGCGGTAGGTTGCCCAAGCAGGGGCATCACCGGCAAAGTCGGGCAGTTGGGTGTAATCACACGCAGACAGCAACAGATTGCGCTTGCCGCGCAGCGCGTCCATAGCGCGTTGCTTGTTCGCCTCAATCTCTTCAGCAGTCAGCTCCACCACTTCCAACTGCGTTGGGTCAACGGTGAAGTTTGTATATACGACCTTCTGGGTCAGTGCGTTGTGTTCCATGTTTTACTCCAATGTTTCAGGCTACCAAGCCCAGATAAATACTGCGCCATCGCCACCACGGCCACCACCAGCGCCGTCTTCGCCGTTCCCACCGCCGCCGCAGCCAATGCCGCCACGACCGCCAGCGGAGCCAATAACTGTGCTTGTACTGCCGCCTGCACCGCCGCATCCGACAAGAATGGGCTGAGTAATGAAATACCCGTCAGCGCCAGCAACAAGCCCACCGGCAGTGGTTGCAGGTAACACCGGATAGCCATAGTTCGGCGTTACTGAACCGCCAGTGCCTGCCGCGCCACCAGAACCACCTGCGCCGCCGGAAAGAAAAGTAGTGGCCGATGCTGTTTGGTTTGTGCCTGCCGTTGTTGTGCCGCCCAAAGTACCATCTTGCCCCGCAATAGATGTGAAAATTCCAGAAGCGCCAAAATAATTGTTGGTCATGGCCGCACCGCCAGTCCCAATTGTTGTTGAACCAACTCCTGACACGCCGCCATCGGCAGTCAGCAACGTGTAACCTGTCCCGTCTTTAGCTTGATAAAGTACAGAAGATGCTGTGGCGTTTGCGCCAGAAGTACCGCCAACACCAACAGTAATACGCAAAGTGTCTGGAATGAACATGGCGGGTCCGATCCAAGACGTAACCGCCCCCGATCCGCCCCCGCCGCCGCCAACTGATGCTGTTCCATTACCACCACCACCTCCAGCGCCGATCAGCATCATGCGAACCATTGATGCGCCGCGAGGCTTGACCCAGTCGCGGGTTGTACCACCACCGTAGAACTCTTGGTAGTTGGCTTGTTGAGGCGTGGGTGTGTTGAATAAATCTAGCATATTGTCACCACGTCACGATTACTACAAGGCCGTCACCGCCAATACCAGTAGTTGCCCCTCCACCAGTCCCCCCAGCCCCGCACCCAACGCCGCCTTTGCCGGGGCTAGTAGACCCGCCGCCCACACCAACAATAATTGGTTGCATTTGAAAAAATCCAGACCTAGAGGTTGAATAGCCATAATTAGCTGTGGTTGCGCCGCTGTAACTGCCGCCAGACAAAAATGTTGTAGCTGACGCAGTGGTGGGGTTGCCCCCAGCTTGCCCAGCAATACTTTGAAAAAATCCCATCGCCGTAAAATAGTTTGCCGTCATTGCAACGCCGCCAGCGCCGCCAGAGCCGCCGCCAGCGCCTCCATTTGCAGTTAGCAAGGAGTATCCAGTTCCTGTTTTTTGTTGGTAAAAGATTTGGGATACTGCGCCGTTACCATTTGAAGGAGAGCCAGTTCCAACAACAACCGTCAAAGAGTCTGGAATTAAGAAAGCTGGAACCATGCAATTGGTCACCGCACCGGAGCCGCCGCCTACAAAAGCCACCGCATCGCGGTCATCCCCCCCGCCACCGCCAATTAAAGTAAACCAAACAAATGACGCGCCTTGCGGCTTGACCCATGTTTTTTCAAACAAGTGCCCGGTTGTTTGCGGGTCGCCACCTTGAAAAATCTGGACGTTTGCGCCTTGTGGCGTTGGGTATTTAATAGGATATGACATATTACCAACTCGCAATCAGAACGAGGCCGTCACCGCCAGCAGAACCAACAGACCCATCGAAATAATATCCACTTCCACCGCCACCGCATCCAATTCCGCCTTTACCACCAGTTCCAGCATTTCCACCACCAGTACCACCCCCACCTCCACCTCCACCGCCAAGTCCAAAAATTATTGGTTGCATTTGGAAAGTTCCTGAATTTGCATCATTTCCATTAACAAAAGTGCCTGAAGACGCAGCTCCACCTTTAGCAACATATCCATAATTTGCCGTTGTATCTAGTCCAGCATTATTGTTGAATGTAGTTCCACCAGCACCACCACTTAAAAAAGTTGTAGCAGAAGATGATATTGCGCCAGAAGCATTAGCACCCGTTTGCCCTGCTATAGATTGGTAAAAACCCATTGCTGAAAAATTACCTGAACTAGTTGTTGCACCTCCACCACCTCCAGTTGTTAAAGAAGCAGCAGCGCCAGCACTAGCAGTTAAAAAAGCAGTATTATTTATACCTCTAATAATTGAAGCAGTACCATTTGCTTGAAGAGTTCCAACACCAACAGTTACATTTAAAATATCTGGAACGTGTTGTGCCGCACCATACCAAACAGTTACTGCGCCAGAGCCTCCTCCACCAGCACCTTGAGCGCCCGGCCCTGCTCCACCACCACCAGCGCCAATCAGCAACATATAGACATGGCTAACGCCTCTTGGTTTATTCCAAGTGCGTGTGCCTCTACTTCCAGCACCTGCTGGCGACCTATTAAATATCTGTATGTCACAACCTTGCGGTCTGGCTATTGGGAATGGAAACATCGTTTAGCCCCAAGTAGGTGCGGGTGCGTTGTCGTTGGTGCAGGTGTACTCAACAGCTTCTTCAGGAGATACGGCAGTGCCATCGGCGCGGTAAACACCAATGCAATTCCCGTCCTCCATTTTCTGGTAACCCGTCGAGTTGTCCAAAAACGTAATTTCAAACCAAGTAATCATCAGTAGTCTCCGGCAATGGTGACAATCGAGTAGCCTGTACCGGCTGATCCAGTGGACGTGCCAAAGGTTACATACAGCAGGTAGCTTGGGTCAAGCGCAAAGTTTACTGGCAACTCAAACACGCTTGTTGCGGCGGTCTGCGACAGTGTCACCGCAGGCAATGTGATCTCGTCAAACAGCCAAGTTGCAGTAGCACTGGTTGTGGTGCTGGAGGAGATGAACACTCGGCAAACTGTGGCAGCAGGGGAGCCAACAGGGCGGAAGCGCATCTTTTGCACATAAGAGCCGTTTGCACCAGCGGTGAACGCTTTGTACATCGTGCCGGAACCATCCAAGGCGGTGTTGGCTGTCGGGCCAACAACAAGGCCAGAGTTGTTTGATGCTACTGAGTCAACAGCACCGACGATGGAATAAATGGGGGAGGTATTTGCTGGCATGGTGAGTCCTTAAGGAAGAATACAGTTGATGGCAATGGCCCGAACAAGGCCGATTGAAGTAGAGCCGCCGGTAGGGGCCGCTGAAGTCCAAGTTGTACCGTTGGAAGTCAACACGTTGCCGTTTGTGCCAGGGGCCACCACTTGGACAGCAGAAGTGCCGTTGCCCAAGATGACGTTGTTGGTTGTCAAATTGGTTGCACCTGTGCCGCCGTTGGCAACTGGCAAGGCCGTGCCGCTGTACGCAATCGCCAGCGTGCCCGATGTGGTAATCGGACCACCACTGACCGACAGAAACGATGGCACTGTTGCGTCCACAGATGTCACCGTGCCCGAGCCGCCAGCCGTAGAGTTAACGGTCTGGTTTGGCCATGAGCCTGTGATGGTGACGTTGGTGCCCGCAACCAGTGCAGGTGTGGCCGTACCCGTACCGCCATTGGCGACAGGCAGCAAGCCTGTCACGTTGGTGGTCAGATCGGCAAACGTGGTTGAGGTTGTACCCGTACCGCCGTTGGCAATAGGCAAAGTTCCTGTAACACCAGTGGTCAACGGCAGGCCAGTAGCGTTGGTCAGCGTTGCGGAAGTGGGAGTACCAAGCAGCGGGGTCACCAGTGTGGGTGACGTGGACAACACCACATCGCCAGTTCCCGTGGTGTTGTAGGAAGTGCCCCATGCAATGCCAGTTGATAGCGGGATGCCCGCGCCAGGGTACACCATGCCACCGCCACCACCGCCTGACGAGTTGATCGTCTGGTTGGGCCATGTGCCGGTGATGGACACGTTGGTGCCTGCAACCAAAGCCGGTGTGGCCGTGCCTGTACCACCATTGGCAACGGGCAACAAGCCTGTCACGCCGGTGGTCAACGGCAAGCCGGTTAAGTTGGTGGCTGTGCCGCTTGATGGTGTGCCCAACGCGCCGCCGCTGGTCAAATAAGACCCAGCAGGCTGTTTGCCGTTAAATGTGTTCCAGTCGGCAGATGTCAAATAGCCGTTGACCGAGGTGGTAGCCGCAGGCATGCTGATCGCAGGTGTTGCGCCGCCGCTGGACACCACTGGTGCAACGCCAGTGACGCCAGTCACACTTATGCCGCCGCGCAGGTTGGTGACGCTTACTTTCTTTGTAACGCCGCTTTGGACCAACGGGACTTCTTCAGTCCCTGCCAGCGGGGTGGTGGCTGCTGGCAGTTGGGAAATTTTAATGTCTGCCATTACAGCCCCTTAATCGTATGCGACTGTGAACGATGCCGAGGTGCCAGCCAGGACAATGTACAAACCCTTGTTGAAGAACAAACCCGCAGGGATGTTCAAATACGTGGTGCTTGCAGTCACAGAAAACGTGTCCACAACTTTAGGATCGCTGGTGCTTTTTGCGCCAGAATCATAAATCGTCAAAGTGCCGCTGGAAGAGGCAGAAACAAAAATGCCGTACAGCTTGCCCGCGCCGACTTTGATTTGCGTGGTTGCGGATGCTTGTGTGTAATTAGCCATGATGGTCCTTATGCGAGGAAGCGGAGTTTATACAGGGTTGACAGATACAACTCAACGATATTGTCGATGAGCTGCTGCAACGCAGAGTCCGACTTATCGCATATATCGTAACGACCTTTTTCGATCTCAGCAAGTTGACCTTGCAGAAACTCAATGATGTTGGTTGTCTTCTTGGCCGCTGGAATGCCGATTGGGCCGATCAAACCATTGCGGCCTTGGTAGGCTTCGGCAAATGCGTCTGCACGGTCAATGATCTCGTCATAAAACGTCTGCAAGGCCACATGCTTGGAGTAGCTGCGGGTGTTCAGATGCACTGAATGGGCCACGTTGCGGCCCAAAAACAGCAAACCCATCAATTGTGCTGCGTTCATTGCGGCATCCCCTCCACTGGTGGCATTGGCTGCATGGGCTGCGGTGCTTCAGGCATACCTTCCAAGCCAACGTCCATCTCTTGACCCGGCATCTCTGGAATGCCGTTCAATTGACCGTTGGACTCCATTGCGGCTGCAACCACACCCATTGCAATGTCTTGAATCTGCTGCTCGTTCATGCCAGCCTGTGTGGCCGAGATGCGTTGTGTCTCAGCTTGGTATGCCTTGATCTCAGCTTCGTAGTCCTTGCGGCGCTGCTCTTGCACCTCAATGGACTTGCCCACGTTCTTGATCATCTGGTGCATCTGCTCCATCTCTTGACCCATTGCCTCGATCTGCTGCTCGGCAGCCTGCAACTCGGGCGACTTGTCGTCGTCGGCCATGATCTTGGGGTCGATGGTCTTGGCAAACCGCTTGGACATCTCTTGAGCGCCAGGCCAGTCCATGTTCTTGACGAACAGGTCGCCAGCAACTTGCCACAACTGTGGGTTGCCTTGCAGCAACTGGGCCATAGCCTCCAAAGCCTCTTGGCGCTTGGTGGCGTAGCCGGGGCCAGTGACAGCCACAACGTCATATTTGCCAACGCTGGGGTTGTAGATTTTCTCCAGCACAATGCCGTTCTCGTCCCTGATCTCATTGACCGGCATTGGCTGCTCGGGGTTGATCTTGACCATTTCCGTTTCGCCGTCTTCGCCAATGATCCTGGCGATGCGCTGCGTGTCGTAAATCTTGGGGATCAGGTCCACCAGTTGACGCGCCACATGGCGAACGCCTCGGGCGAGGTTGTCACCGTAGTGGTACGTGCCCACATCGCCCTCACGCTGGCGGGCCAGAATGGCTTTGCCAGAGCGTTCGTTGGAACCCATTCCCAGCGATGCGTTGTACTGGCCTGTCGTGGCCTTGATGTCTTCAGCAGCGCCCGCCTTGGCTTGCAGCAGGCCGCTGGAAGCCATTGGCGGCTGTGCCCGCTGGGGTAGTGGCAACACCGCGCCTTGGCCGTCTGTGACGTCTGGATTGACCTCCAGATACGGCCAGTTCTGGGTGTTGGCCGTTTTCCACTTCTCTTCGTAGCCTTCAAACTGGCCACCGTAGCCGATGAACGGCGCTTTGGGGGCCAGCGCCAGCATCTCGGCTTCTTGGCTGACCCAGTAGTTGTACATGCGCTGGGCGTCCTTGGCGTTTCGCACCAAGCCCGACACGTACAAGCGGCCATCGACCTCAAACTCGTTGCCAACAATGCGGATCACCGGAATCCACTTGCCTGCCCACTCGCGTTCCTCAAGAATCTCGTAGCCGTTGATCTTGCAATACTTGACCTTTGCGCGGTCGGCCTCGCGGCTGCGCTTTGGCTTGCCGTACACAAGGCGCAGCTCTTTGTCTTCGGGCGTGCCCTCAAACGCTGTCTGCCCACCGGGGTACAGGTGCAGCGTGGCGGGGTCAAAGTCGATGTAATAGTAATCCGCGATGCGGATCGTGTCTTCATTGAGCCAGTTGGAGATCGACTGGTCACCAACACCCAGCGACTGCATGGTCGAGATGGGCGTAGCGTTTGGGTACATGCGCTCGTACTCTTCGCGAGTCACATCTTCGGTCACAAAGCACCACTTGGCATCTGCGCCCGTGGGGTCTTGCATGGTGGGGTCCATGTAGACGCTGAACGAGTTACGGACCCGGCCAATCTTGATGTCTTGGTCAAACGTGTTGTCTTCGCAATACTCGGTCAGCAGCCGGATGTAGCCTTCGCCAAAAGACACCTGGTTCTCGCAGGCGGTGTCGTAGGCCACGTCAGCATCGCTGATGTATTCGATGTGCCGGATCATGCCGTTGAAGACCTCGGCCACTTTGACGTCTGCCCGGTCGTCAACGGGAATCACTTTGGCGCCAGGGCGGTTTTGCCTCTGGTCGTTGGTGACCTGGTGCACATGCTGGGGCAGTTTGTTGATCGTCAGGCAGGGGCGGGCGTTGATTGTCTGGCCCTGCACTGCGCCACGGGTGGCCAGCACATCGGATGGCCACTGCCAGTGGTTGTCGGGCGATCCGGCGTAGAACCGCAGGTCGTCGATCTCGTCTTCACGGCTCTCGGCATAGCAAGAAACCGCCATATCAAGGCGTGATCGGGCAATTGCCAGAATATCGGAATCACTATTCTTGGGCTTACCGCCGTTTGCCACAGCAGCAGCGGCAACCATGCCAGTTGGGTCAGCCATTCAGGACTCCTAATACGTGAGGTTCGCGCATGACGACATATTCTTTGCCGCCGTGCGTGAATTCTTGCCCTACGCCAAAATACAGGTGATCGCCCACCTTCAGCTCTTCGCAATCAGGGCCAGCAGCCACAACTATACCTGTTTCTTGCTTTTCAATCGAAAGTAGCTCCAAAAACGCATGTTTTTCGACATCCACCTCAATGATCAGGCAGTTCTGCATGGCCTTTAGAGTCATTTTTTGCTCTTCATCGCTGGTTTAGCCGTCTTGGCAGACTCTTTAAAGTCTTTGGCTGTGGGTGCCCCAGCAGCGCCAAGTTTGCGCATCTTTTCACCAGAGCCAGCGGCAATGCGCTCACGTTTTGCTGCAATATTGCTATACAACCCAGGTTTGGTAGCCATTATGATCCCATCCAAGATGCTGATGCGCCGCGATCAGCGTTGATTGTGCGCGTTACGTTGCGCGGATTGTACTCGCGAGAAGCTACAGGGTAGGCAAACGTCAGCGCAATAGCGTCCGCAGCGTCTGGCGATGCTATTCCCCGTGCTTTCATGTCTTTTTTCGACTCTAAGAAGATAGAACCCTTAGAGTCTGGCTTCATCATAGGCGAGATCAGGTCAGTTTTCAAGAACCTGTCGTTTGGGATGCTGGCCGACTTCAGCCAGTCCTTCATTTTGCCCCAGATTTCAGCCCGTTTGTTGCCGTACATGGCAGGGTTAGCTGCTTTCCAGCCAAAGTTGACGCCCTTGATCTTGTAGCGCTGCTCTTTGAGCCGGTCCACGACGCCTGCCCCCAGCCCGCCCTCGTCAATGAACACCATTGCAGGCTTGAACTCCTCGATGGCCTCGATGATGTAGCCCACCACCGTCATCGTGTCGTCGCCCCGGTGCCGAATAATGCGCGTTATGTCCCGCCCCTGCCTGATAGCTATGACCGTAGCGTCTGCCCCGAACCGCGCCGGGTCTACGCCGATCACGATGGGTGCGCTTGGGTCTTTG